AGCGTTAGCCGCCCTTTGTAACCGGGGTCGATGTACCCGGCAAGAAGATGCTCAATCCCTTCCCTGGCACGACTCGACTTAAGCGCCAGCTGCCCAGCGACACAATCCGGGAAATCAAACTCCTCCATGGTCTCGGCCAGCACAAATTCGTGGGGCTGGAGCATGAACGGCTTTTCCTTCGTGTGCCCAGCAATGGAGTAGGGCACCAAACTGGTGGTGGTCGGTAACTCCACCAGCAGATTCTCACCAAGTCTCACATCGAGACTGGCGGGATTAACCAGTTCCTGGAGAAACGGCGAGACCAAGCCTCGCCGCGCCAAGTTATGGATCTCATGATCACAATGGATCATCAGTCAGCCACCACAACCGGAGTGGACTGCTGAATCTGGACGTGTTTCCACGTTTTATTCCACTTGATGCAGTTGATCGTGGTGATGTGGACGCCAAACTCACGGGCAATCGCCGCAACAGACTTCCCACCCGCAGCCAACTGGCGCTTGATCTCAATCACCTTGCCTTCAGTCAACACCGCATGACCGCGCTTGCCCTTGCGGCTAGACACACGAGTCTTACTTTGAGACTTGGCCTTTTGTACGGACGTTGCCCGAACGATTTTTTCGCCAGCGGGCAGGGGGATGGTCTGCTTGGGCTTGGTCAGATCCAGCTGAACGTGCTGGGACGTCTCCAGTGCAAACCGTGCTGCTTCCAGTGCTTTCGAAATTTGGTCGAACTGGGATTCGGAGAGAACGTACATGTTCATGAGTAGGAACGTGGGTAGTGTAGTAGAGAAGCCTCAGTTTTGAAGCTCTAGCTTGATGGCGGCTTGGAAATAGCCGGCCACCTTAAGGCGACGGTAGACAGAACCGCCTTCCTCGCTTTGCTTGTTCTCCACTGCGTCGTAGTCACGACGAGCTTCCTCTAGGGAAGCCATTGTCTCGATGTTGAGCATGTTCAGCTCGCTATCGGACAGCTCGGACAACTTATCGAGGTACACCGTCTTCCCGCCTAGCAGATAGGAGCGGTAGAAGGGCACCATTGAAGTTTCGGTCATGCAAAAAAGTTTGGATCCTGTTGACGCAAGCGGGTGAGATCCGTGAGTCTCAGTTTGAGAATCTCGTGGATCGCCGCACGCGCCAGTGTAGTAGAGCTGATTGTGTCACTCGTGGCGAAAACGTAAATTAGGTGGCGGTAAAGCTGGGTCAAGGTGCGAACCCGGACCCAGTGCGTATCCCCCGGTATGGGCTCTAGACCTACTTCCCAGTCGTCGTAGTCGTCCTGGTTACGTAGGTCACGAGCTTCAGACGTCCCAATCAGACGTGTCGAGTGGAGTCCAGTCGTCGACCCGATCTGTGAGCATGGCCCGGAGTTCGGCATCTGTAGCTGGAATCAAGTCTTCATCTGAAAAGTAGAGGGTGCCTCGGCACAGGGCAGGCCCCCACTCGGCTGGCTCGAAGGCGGTCTGCGCATAGCGCACCACCATGTCGTCAACAACGGCATCGACCACAAGATGGTCGCCTTCAAAGCGCAACTCTTCAATGCTTTGTACCTGGCTCACTTGACCTCCTGTGCAGTTTCGCTGGGAAGCAGGGACTCCATCCACTGATCCCACGACATTTTCAAGAATTGCTCCAGCTCAACCAAGCGCTCCAGCTGCTTCTCTTCGTAGTTGGTGTTGAGACCAAGCCCTTGGTAGCGGATGATCTGCACCTGGAGCGAGTGCCTGGCATGGCCGACGGCGTAGTACCAAGGGCTTAGGTCGGTGTTGGAGACCTTGGCTTGGAATGGTTCGTACATTGTTAATCAGTAATGGAGGGCTCGCCTTGGCGGGCTTGCCCTTAGTGTTGCACAGAAACAGCCCGACCGCAAGGCCGAGCTGTTGCTTTTCTTCACAACCGCAGCGGCTTGGAGCTGGCTACGCTTTCGCCCTAGACCTTTTTTCGAGGGCTAGGCGGTCCAGTAGCAGCCGGCTGCGGGAAAAAAGGTGGGCACCGCGTGAGGACCCACCACCGGCTACCTATTCAGGCAGCGGGATCAGCTGCCACTGCACCACGTCGCCGTCGAAGTCTTCCCATGTGTCGCAGTTAGTCCAGCCACCTGCACACATCGGGTGGTGCATGGCCGGATACCAGTCGGAATCCACTTCCTTGACCCAGTACCAGCGTTCTGGAATTCGATCAGTCATTACATAAAAATTTTTATGTTAGGTACGAAAGCTAGTCGTACCAGGGGATTTGGGGTGGATGGCCCAAGCGTAAGACGCCTCAAGGACGTACAGAGGCTTGGGCTCTATCGCATCAGATTCTACTCTTGCACACCTAAGGCTTCTGGCTCGTATTGCGTGAGGACGCAAACGTCAGCGCCTTGGCGGAGAGCCGTGCCAACGATGTAGGCGAACTGCTTCGGGGCGTCGTCGGACTCCTCGATCTGGTACTCCTCCACCTCGTAGGCCATGCCCTTGCGGTACCAGGAGACCCGGACCACGGCGAGCAGCTCGTAGGGGATGTCACCGACGTTGTACCCCAAGGTGGGCTTCCTAGGGCGTTTCGGCTGGGGCGGTTCCGGCTTCACTGGATCTCTCCAAAACACCCACGCAGCAACCCGCATGAGCCCTAGGAAAAAGTTAGGCGGGGTGAACTGGCCCATCAGTCCCACATCCGTGCGGCTTCCTGCATCAGCTGATCCAGCTCGTCAGGAGTGCGTTCTTCCCTTGGGGAGGGTTCAAAAACCTGTCCTTTTATGTCAGATCCATTGGTATGACTGGGAAGTAAATCGGGACACGGGGTAGGGGTGTCCTCTTTTGCTCCAGTCTCTCCATCAAAAGAGGACACGCTTAGGGGCTGTCCTTTTTTACTTTCCAGTCCCTGACTGGGTTTTCCCAATTCAGGACACTTATTCACACACATATCACGCGAGAGAACAGCTTGGTACAAATTGGAAGGTCTGGCACCAGAGGAGGTCTGACCGACCACCTCAACCAACCCCCTCGAAACAAGCCTCTGGAGCGCCTTGCCGATAGCGGCCACACTTCCACCGCACAACGCATCCGCAGCGAGGTCAGAGCGGCTTAGAGAGCGCGGGTACGCAGCCCTAAGGCGCTGGAGCACCCGATCAACGATGGAAGCGGGACTGGCGCTGTCGGTATCGAGCTCCACGTAGTCCGCGAGCGAGAAGGTCAGGTCGCTTTCGAGCTTCATCAGGAGCTTGGAGCCATCACGACCAGCTCTGGACTTCTCCACGGTGATGAGGCGAGCGTTGTAGCCCGTCTGCTCAACCTGTTTTTTGTCAGGCCGGCGGAGCCCCCACACCTCATCCACAGCGTCCCGAATGGCAGTGGAACCCCGAAACCCGCCGGTCTTGTTGGCGTGGTGGATCAGCAGGATGGTGCAAGCCGGGAACATGCGGCCGTTGTTGTTGGCTAGCCAGTAGATCGGGCTTGCAAACTCCTTCTTGTTTTCGTCGAACGCCGAACCCCTGCTACAGCCAGTGATCGAGTCAATGATCACAAGCTTCGGCTGGTGCTTCTCGATCAGCTTGACGAAGCGGTAGTACCAGTTCAGGTCCCACCCCATCACCACCGTCACGGGATCCGACGGCTGGAACTCAAGATCACGAAGCTGTTGTTGAACCTGCACTTCGGATTGGTCGCCGTTGAGGATCAGAACGGGACCGGCTTCCACTGGAACGAGATCACCCCGCACGGAGAACGGAATCCCACGGGCAACATGCTTGGCAATGGTCCACGCCGACATGGATTTGCCATCACCACCAGCGCCGTGAATCATCACGGTGCCAGGGCAAGGCAGCAGATCCGGGATGAGGTACTCGAACTTCAGGTCCTTATTCAGCAAGCTGTCCATCGCCATCTCGTCATCTTGCTGCTCGAACTGCATCTGAGCGATCAGCAACCGCTCCAGCGCACCAGCGTCCCGATAACCAGCTTCCAAGGCGAGCACGTTCATGGCGTGCGCGGCTTCCGCCGGGTTTTGAATCTGCTGGATCTCTTTCGCCCGCTTAATAACTTCGGCGTAGGTGATGACAACCTGCCGAATCCGGGTGACGTTATCCGCCTCAACACTTTCAACAACCTTCCGCAGATCTTCCGAAAGCCACATGCGACCCGGAAGCTGCTGGTCCGCCATCCAAAAAAGCGTTCCGAGGCTGACCGGTCCTTTGCGAAAGGACTTCCAGACCTCATCGCAGGGATTGCCGTCTGCCCAATCCTGAAAAAATTCGGGGTCTTCCGCAGACCAAGCCGACCAAAGCGTCAAACCAAGGTCAGTCGGCAGTTCCGAGTGGATCGCCATTCCCACCTTGACCCAGTGATCGCGGCTGCCACTGCCCTGACCTGGAATGACCTTCAGCGCCGACTGAATGATTTCGGCAACTTCAGCTGGATCACGATCCGAGAAATCCAGCGCCTTGCGGTTCTTGATGAAACCGCCGTCCTGGATCTCCTTACCGGCGTGATCACGCATTTCGGCAAGCAACCACTCGGGGGCGTCAGGAATCGCCTCCAGGTCCCCTTCAAAGCCGTACTGCCCTTCTGGTGCCTTCCCATCACTGGAGCCCGGATAAGCCCCGTAGATGACGCCCTGACGGCCCCAGAGCACCTCGTAACCAGCGCCGGTATCCGACAGCCCAAAACCCTTCACCGAGCCCCACAGGGCCTCAGGGACGCGGAAGAGGTACTTAGCGGCGTTCGCCTTGGTCGACGTAACGACTGGAGCACCCTCCAGCGACTCGCCCCACTTTTTCTTGAGACGGCTGAGATTCCGATCCACGTCGAGAATCACGAGTCCCATGCTGCGACCGCCCGTAAAGACGCCCACCGCCTGGAACACATCAGGCTTGCGCTCGATCTGGAGCGCCACATCCGACGGCGCCATCACCTGATGGTGGCTGCGCTCTAGCGGCGTCTTGCCTTTCGAGATTTTCCCGGACTGGATCGCCTGATCTTTGGCGTAGATCGGTGCATACGCCATCCCCACAGGCAGCTGGCGCACAAAAGCCAGCAAGTCCTGCGTCTTACCTTGCGACATGTTAGACTCACACATGAGAATGTTCACCACGCCCCGCAGCTTGCGCTGTAGGGGCGTTTTCTCATGGTAGCCATCAGGTCAAGGCCGTGTTACTGTGTCACTCGTTGGCACTCCAGCCGACCACACCAAACACCTACAAAGATGGCTTTCCTTTCAAAATCCGCATCTGCAAACGTCAACGGCGGCAACAGCGGCGGCGGTTACCTCAGCCTCAGCAAGCTTCCCGATGGTGGATCCGTCCGCTTCGCCCTACTCACTGACGAACCTCTGGAGTTCTACGAAGCCTGGGGCGCAGCCAACGGCGCTAACAAGCCCTTCCGCTTCGACTTCGAGCCCACCTACGAGGACGTGGTTGCCGAAATGGGCGAGTTTGAGCCCCGCGAAGGACGCGGCGGCCCTGGAACAGCAGACGTGAAGTTCGCCATCGCCTGCCCGGTTTACAACTACGAGTCCGGCAAAGTCCAAGTTCTGCAGATCACGCAAAAGTCGATCCTCAAGGAAATCGACCAGATCTCCCAAATGGAGGACTACTCCAATCTGCTGGAGTGGGACTTCACGATCAGCAAGAAAGGCAGCGGCCTCACCACCGAGTACACCGTGCGCCCAGTCCCCCGCAAAAAAGGCAGCCAAGAACATATCGACGCCGCTTGGATCGAGGCCAAGGCCGAGGGCTTTGACATTTCACGCCTCCTTTCAGGAGGGAATCCCTTTAAGGCAGCCTGATGGAAACAGCTGATTTTCTAGAGCGAATCGCTGTAGAGCTTCATGAAATCCACACGACAATTAACTGCCGTATGGATGTACTTGATGACGTTTTTGTACCGGATGGCGATTCAGTTCAGTGCTGTGTATGCCGTTTCGGTTACTTTGAGCGTCCGACTCCTACCTCGATAGCCAAGTTTGGATTGTGTCGTAGGTATGCGCCACGTCCGACAGACGAACCGCACAGTATGCAGTGGCCTTCTGTGCGTCCGACTGATTCTTGCGGGGATGGTCAATTACGCCCAGGCGCTTATTGATACGTGAGCCCCCAACAACTGGGGGCTTTTTCCTAGCCAGAACAGCTTTTACTGGTACTATGAGAGTGGGAAAAACTATTCAAATGGCCTCCAATACGCAAGACACACTGGCATCACTGCGTAAATGGAGGCTGGAACAAGACAACTCTGGCCCCTTCCGGGTCTACCGAGACATCAACGGCAATATCTACCATAGTGTTACACACATCCTAAAGGAAACAAGCGACAAAACCGGGCTGGAGCGCTGGGTTGCTCGCCTCGGCGAGGCCGAGGCTTCACAACAAAGAAATGTTGCAGCCACCAGAGGCAACATGGCCCATTCACAGGCCGAATACCTCCTCAAGACAGCCCAACAACTGGCACGTTCCACCGCCAACAAGCGCAACAGTATTCGCTGGGACGACAACGGCCTAGCCCGCCTCCCCACGCCCATCACCCAATGGGCACTCAAACGAGTCCGCCCCAACGTCCCCCGAGTTGGCTGGAGCGCTTCCGGCTACGCCCGCAGCCTCTCCGACTGGATCGCCGAAAACGTCACCGAGATTTTCGCGTCCGAATTCTCCATTCATCACCCCGCCGGTTTTGCTGGAACCTGCGACGCCCTGATCGGCCTCAAAAACAACGAACTGGTACTAGCGGACTGGAAAACCAGCGTCGCCCGCAAAACCAAGACCGCCGAAGACGGACTGGAGCGCCTCCCGCCCGGCCATTCATACATCGACCAATGCGGCGCCTATTCACTGGGCCTCACCCACCTCACCGGCCTCAAACCAACTGGAGCAGCCATCGTCCTGGCACGCCGCTGCGGCGCCCCCAACATTCACACCATGACGCGGGCAGAACTAGACGAGGCTGAGTGCTCGTTCCTCGCACGAGTGGAACAGTATTTCTCGGGCCTAAAGGCCCTCGAAAACGCCATTCAAGAGCCTGCCTGAAAATCCATTCATGACTGGAACGCCATTCATGTATTGTTTCGGCTATTCATAATCTCAATACTTGGCATGTATTGGGAATCCTGCTAATACTTCCTCCCATAACGGGAGATCCGCTGGGGCGCGGTTGGTGCTCAGCCTTGCGGGTGTCTTGTGGTGCGCCTCGTGAGTCTCACTGAGAAGGGGAATGAGAATCGTTCTCAAGCCAAGGCACAAAAAAGGGCTCCCGTAGTGGGAGCCTGCCTGGAGCACTAACGGATCGTGACGGTAGCGGTCCCGTCGATTGGAACCCCCAACCGGTAGGCAGCCCCCGCAGAAAGGTCAATTGATCCGCAGTCACAACGGTCTGTGACTGGAACCGTTAGCACTCTGCCGCGGTGCTCAACCCTCAAGCGGGTCCCGCACGGTAACCAAGGGTGAGCCGCGCTGATCCCCCAGTGCTGGTACGTTTGCCCACAAGCGGTCGTGCGGCCGTGGTAGTAGGGGTGATAAACCGTCGCGGTAACTTGCCTGGCTTCCACTGGAGCGTGGGTCGCTGCGATCAACCACAAAAGTAGGACGCGCTTCATGCTGCCTCCTTGCGTGAAGGCTGGCGCTTACCGGCATCGCTCCGCCGCTTGCGTGGCGCTCCTGGTGTGGGTTTCGTCCGATTAGCTGGCGCCTTAACGGGTTCGGGTGTGCGCGAAAAAACTCCCGTAGCTTGTGGAAAAAGTTCCGCAGGGATGTCAGCTCCGCCGTTCAACTGCTGGCACGCCCGCCAGTAGGGCACAAGCTCGCGCCATACCTGGAGCGGGCCTTCCTTGCCGTGGGCTGCCTGCAGGGCCAGCAAATCGGCCCAATCCGAAGCCTCAATGCTGGAGCGTTCAACCGCCCAGCGCAGGTCTCTTAGGTGGCGCTTCTCAAGGCGCAGCGCTTCGCGCTCAGCCTCCCTGGCGTCTTTACGGTCTCGCTGACTGGTGAACATAGGCTAGGTGTGCCGTACCCTGCAACAGTAGCGCAACAGTCAACCGGCGCCGACCGTTTGAAGAAGTGTAACAGTAGGAAGGGTTACGGCTGGTGCTGCTGCCATGCTTGGGGCTGATCACCTAGGGAGACGATCCCACCATGGCCAACGACTTCACCACCACCCGCAAGTTGAGCCAGGCAGACCCTGCCTACCAACAGCTGGAGCAAACCCACACCGACGCGTGCAAGGCTGTTCACGATGCAGCGGCCAAACCTCGCAACCTGACATACAAGCTGCAGCGGTTGCTCCTGGCGCGTGATGCCGTCTCGCACTATGCCACCGAGACGGAATGCACCGATCCCGATCAGGACAATTTCCTGGAGCAAACCACGGCAAACCATGGGGAGACGTGGTGCGGGATGTTCAACGCTGCAGCCGACGACATTAACGAGATGATCTACGCGCTGTGCGCCACGATCACGCAGCAACGGCTGGAACACGAACAGCTGATCGCCGCCCGTGATGCTGCCCGCGAGGCCAAGCAAGCCCGTTGGGAAGAACTGGAACGCCAGCCGGTTGACTGATTTGCTACTGTTGCACACAAGCCACACCGAGGCACTCATGGCAACTATCAGCATCAACACCAACAGCGGCCCGTTAGAGGTTCCCGCTAAGTGGCTGGGGCAACACCTAGCCGTAACGCCGCCGGTGAAGGCTGGGGCGCCCATTCAATCGCGCGGCCAATGGGTGATCACGCATGCGGCCACGGGTTTCAGCTGCGGCACCGTGCTTTGCAGCCAAAAAGCCGCCATTCAACTGGCACGCGATTGGGATGCCCGCTTCGGACTGATCAGCACACCCGCAGACGTCAAGGGCTGGCCGCATTCAAAGGACTGGGGCCGGGCCATTCAAGCGATCAACTGCCCGTGGCAGGTTGACCATTCATCAGACGATGATGCGGGCAGCACTGAAACGGCGCTAGTCCTAGCGGCCCGCGCTGGAATCCCCATCGATCAGGCGGGTGCGGCGCCCCGCGTGTTCTGGCGCGGCCAGTGGTGGCTCCCGCCTACAGACGGGATGCTCGAGAGCTGGACTTTCGATTCTGTGTGCGAAACACCGGACGGCCGCACAGTGGAACCGGATCATCCTGAGGCCTGGCTAAGCATCCTGCGGCTAGTGTGACACTGTGTAACGCGGGCACCCTAACTTGGTGCCCTTCCGGTGCTAGTGTTGCACACGAAAGCCAAACCACGGCAAACCATGATCACTCAAGTGAAGCTCACGGCCCGCTCGAGCAACCGCAAGACGGGACCGATCGCCACCACGATGAGCTCGAGCGATACGTGCCCGAGCACCTGCCCCTTCAATAATGGGAACGGTTGCTATGCGGCCGGCGGCCCAACTGCCATCCATTGGCGCAAGCTTGACCGCCGCGAGACCGGCACACCCATAGGAGATTTTGGCCACCAGTTAGCTGATGCCAAACTGGCTCCCGGCTCACTGCTGCGCTGGAATGTAGCGGGCGATCTGCCGCACCACGATGGCACGATCAACCTACCGGTGTTGCAGCAGCTGGTAGGCACCATGGTATGGGGCGCCAAACTGCGGCCTTTTACCTACACGCACCACGTGCAAACTGTCGACAATTTGGACGCGGTCAAGTGGTGCAACGGTTCCGGGTTTACGGTCAACCTCAGCTGCGATTCTGAAGCGCAAGCCAGCCGGCGGCACCGTGAGGGTTTCGCTGCTGTGTGCGTGGTGCCATCGGATGATGACCGCAAGTCTTGGCAAGACGAGCACGGCGTGCGCTTTCAAACCTGCCCGGCACAGCTGAAAGACGGGATTACCTGCCAAACCTGCCAGCTGTGCACAAAAGCCGACCGGGCTTGTGTGGTGGCCTTTCGCTCCCATGGCGCAAGCCGTAAGCGGGTTGATCAACGACTGGCGCAAGTGTGACCGCTACGCGATCGATCAACGGCCCGGCCTTAGCGCCGGGCTTTTTGCTGCGCGGCCTGCGGCCGCTTGCAAACGTGAGAGCGTATCATACGGCTAGCGAGTTTGTGACTCTAACCGTGCCGGAATCCGAAGGCCAGGAAGTACAGAAGCCTACAACTGTGGCCAACGATGAATCAAAGCGTTGGCGTGGTGGTAAAGGTTCTGAGCTTCGGATGGAGGAGCGGATGAACTATGCCTACAGCTTGCTGCTGGAGGGAAATACGCGCCGCGCCAATGCCCAATTAATCGCCGATCGCTTCGGTGTGTCAATTCGCACTGCGGATGCAGACATCACCCGCGCGATGGAGATTCTCCGGACAGAGAATTCTGAAGGCCGTGATTCAATCCTGAACCAAGTGCTTGCAATGCGTCTGGCTACCGCGAAACGTGCGATGAAGCGCGGTAACTTCCAAGTGGTGGCGCATCTACTTGACTCGATCGGCCGGGCCGCTGGTGAGAATTCGCAGGAGCAAGCCGCATCCGCTGCCCCCACGCTGAATATCACCGTGGAAGACAAGCGCCAGGGCTAGCCATACGGCCGATAGTGTGCAACAATGGGAGAGTAAGCCAACCCCGCTACCCTATGTCTTCTCGCATCCTCACCCTGGCCGCAGTGCTCACCGCTTGCGCGGTGCTCGCTATGGGCGCCGACAATTCAAAACGACTGGCACAGTGCGAGTCTGGCGGCCGCTCCGCTGTTGAGTGCCGTCTGCTGGTGCTCGGACGATAGCGTCACAGCCGACTAGTACATCTGCTCAAATACGTCCGAATTGGGGTACTTTTGTACTACCCTAACGGGCACAATTTCGCCTAGATTGGCGGAGCACACCTAGGGAAACCATCCCATGCGAGTTCCAACCACCGCTCAGGTCGCCACCAGGCTTGAACAGTACGCCCGCACTATCGCGCCAGCCGTAGCCCTAGTGCTGGCCGCTGTAGTACACACCTACTGGCTGGGCTACCGCCTAGGCCGCTGGCTGCACAGTACAAATGACCTACTGGCGCAGCACTGGCCGACGCGCCCGGCCAACAGTACACCCGAACCACTGGAGGAGATTATCGTCGAGACTAAAACTGTTGTACTAGTCGAGGACGTGCATAGCCTGCGCGCGCAGGGCCTGACGCAGCGAGCCATAGCGGAGCGCCTAGGTGTATCCCGGACGACCGTGAGACGCCGCCTAGCCGCTGCTATGTGACACAGTAGCGACCCCTAGCAGACCGGCCTTCCCAGGCCCGTTAGGGGTCTCTCACAGCTGTAGTACACGTGAACCAGATGGGGGCAGGGTTCAGCGCTGCTCAGCGTGGGACATTGCCTAGGGAACCTACTGACACATTCTCAATTCCCTCTTCTGTACTACACCGGGGGCAGGGTTGCGATTCCTGTAATACCCTAGAAGGTACCCATACCCCAAAAAATGCCCGATTCTGCTGGAGCACTCACCCTTCGCTACGCCCAAGGCGAAGTGTTCTCCAGCCAAAAACGCTTCAGAGTATTGGTAGCTGGCCGGCGATTCGGCAAAAGTTACCTGTCATGTATCGAGTTATTGCGTGGGGCGATCGAAAGGCCGGGCGAAACCTTTTTCTATGCCGCCCCTACATACCGAATGGCGAAAGACATTGCTTGGAAAGTCCTGAAACGCCTGGTCCCGAAAGCCTGGATCAAATCAAAGAACGAAACGGACCTCAAGATCGAGCTGGTGAACGGCTCAACCATCGAACTGAAGGGCACTGAAAATGCCATGGCCCTGCGAGGCAGAAGCCTCGCTGGCGTGGTGCTCGACGAAGCCGCCTTTATGGACGCAGAAGTCTGGTTCGAGGTAATCCGCCCCGCCCTCGCGGACAAACAAGGCTGGGCATTGTTCATCTCCACCCCGGACGGCACGGCTAGCTGGTTTTACGAACTCTGGCAATACGCGGATAGCGGCGACAAGGACTGGAGCCGCTGGCAATTCACGACGATTGACGGCGATAACGTCCCACCGGAAGAAATCGAGGCCGCTCGCGCCCAACTCGACCCCCGCACCTTCCGCCAAGAATTCGAGGCCAGCTTCGAGAATCTCAGCGGTCTCGTCGCAGTCTCATTCGGCGACGACAACATCGACAAACAAGTCCAAGACCTCCCCGTCCTACCCCTCCTGCTTGGAGTGGACTTCAACGTGGACCCAATGAGCGCAGTCTGCGCAGTCAAAAAGGGCGACGTTCTCTGGGTCTTCGACGAGATCATCATGACCGGTGGCGCCACCACTTGGGATCTCTGCGAAGAAATCCAAACCCGCTACGGCGTGGAGCGCCGAATTATCGCCTGCCCCGACCCCACAGGCGGCGCCCGCAAAACCAGCGGCGTTGGCGCCACGGACCACAACATCCTCCGCAAATCCGGCTTCACAGTTTCCAGCCCCCGCAACCCCTGGAAAATCCGCGACAAGATCACCTGCGTCAACACCGCGCTGCTTGATGCGACTGGAACCCGCCGCCTCTTCATCCACCCGCGCTGCAAGGAGCTAATCAAATCCCTCCGCACCCTCACCTACTCCCCTGGAACGGGCCTCCCCAACAAAAACCTTGGCGTAGACCACGCATTTGACGCCCTTGGTTATCTATGCCTACAAACCTTCAACTTGGCCAAACCAGAGAGTCTGGGCAAAACGTCTTATCGTGTGTGGTAACAGCTGAAATACCGTGGCCAAAAAGCCGACTAAAGCCCAAAAAAAGGTCGCCAAGGTCATGCGTGAGTACGGCAAAGGCGAACTCCACTCGGGCAGCAAAAAAGGCCCTGTGGTGAAGTCCCGCAAACAGGCAATCGCCATCGCCATGAGCGAAGCCGGCATGGCAAAACCCAAAAAAAACCACCAAAAAAGGTAAGAAATAATGGCAAAACGCGGCCTTTACGCCAATATCGCTGCAAAACGCAAGCGCATCGCAGCTGGCAGCGGCGAAAAAATGCGCAAACCTGGCACAAAAGGTGCTCCCACCGCTGCTGCTTTCAAAGCAGCCGCCAAAACCGCCAAGCGACCTAAAGGTCGCAAATAACCCGGAGATAAATCATGGCTGCCAAAGCAATTACCGCCAAGGACTACTTCACCAACATCGTCGAATACACCGGCGCGAATCTCACCGCGCTAGATGACTGGATGGAGGTTCCTGCCCAATCCTCTAGCTACACATTTGCGGCCACAGTTACCGGCGGCGCCAACTTCAAGCTGGAGTTGGAGTGCAGCTTCAACGGCAACGGCAACTGGTTCACGCTTGATACCAGCAAAACTATTAACTCCAGCGGTCAATACGTCTACTTCTACGACGGCAAACCTGCCGCCAAGATCCGTATGCGTATTTCTGAAGTCAGCTCTGGAACGCCCACTGTTGTCCCTCACATTGCAGTCGCGTATCACGGCTAATGGCAATCCAAACAGTAAATGGGGGCTGTGTTCACATCGAAATTGATGCTGAAGACGGCCTCACCCATGCCACATTCGTCTTCAAATCTCCCCAAAACCCCGAAATCCTCGGCGGCTTTGTATCAATGCTTGCCCAAGGCATTGAAGTGCTAGTTCCTATTTCAGATCCCGACGACGAGGAAGACGACGATGATTAAGTGCCAAAATAGGTACAAAGTAGGAGCCTAGCCGTGGTCTACAGCGCCAATATCCCGCCAACTGGAGCTGTAGTCAGCGAATCTCCCTTCGTCCGCAGCCTCGAAGTAATCGGCATGATGCCGGACTGGGGCGTAATGGCAGCTGTCACACGCGGCACGAACTACATCCGCGACATGAGCGAGACCTATCTCCCTCAGGAACCGCGTGAAGACGACGACGCATACCAAACCCGTGTAGACCGCAGCGTCCTCAGCCCCTACACCAGCCGCCTGATCGAAACCGCCGCTGGTGCCATCCTCCGCAAACCAATCCACATCGAGGGCGACCCTTACTGGCTGGAAATTGCGCAAAACATCGACGGCCTCGGCTCTAACATCAACGAATACGCCCGCCGCGCCCTAGTAAGCAGCCTCACCTACGGCCACAGCGCCATTTTGGTGGATTATCCGGCAGCAACTGAAGCCCGCAATCTGGCCGAAGAGCGCGCCATGGGCCGCCGCCCCTACTTCGTCCACGTCGATGCCCCCCAGATCTGGGGCTGGCGCAAGGAATCCGGCACCAACCGCCTGCTACAAGTCCGCATCCACGACTACGACGTTCGCCCGCTGAACGAATTCGGCGAAGAACAGGTTGAGGAAATGCGCGTCATCTACCCCGGCCGCTACGACCTCTACACACTGGGCCAAGAACTGGTCGAGTTCACCGCCACCGGCGGCTACAGCCTCGACGAAATCCCCCTAGTCCCGATCTACAGCAACCGCCGTGGCCTGCTGGTGTCCCAGCCCCCACTGCTGGACATCGCCAACCTGAATATCACGCACTACCAACGCCAGGCCGACCTTATCCATGCCCTCCACATCGCGGCCATGCCCACCCTCGTCCTAGAGGGCTGGGACGACACGACGGGTTCAGCAACGATGGGCGTCAACTACGCCATCGCCATGCAACCGGGCAACAAGGCGTACTACGTACAGGCCGACGCCACCAGCTTCGACGCCCAGATGCAAGAACTCCAAGCACTGGAGGGCCAAATGTCGACGCTTGGCGTCACCAAACTCTTCGGTCAAAAGTTTGTCGCCGAGTCCGCCGAGGCCAAGCGCATCGACCAAGCCCAGAGCAACAGCGTGCTCTCGATCATCAGCCAAGAACTGGAAAGCGCCCTCCAACAAGCCTTCGGCTTTGCCGCCCAATACGTCGGCATGGAACCGCCTGAAATCACAATCGACCGCGATTTTGACTACTACCGCTTGATCGGCCAAGACGTATCTGTACTGGCACAACTGAACCAGATGGGCAAAATCAGCGACGCGATGCTGCTGGAGATCCTGCGTCGCGGCGAAGTGTTGCCTGACAACATCAATGTCGAGGACGAAATGGAAGCGGCTGGGCTACCAGCAACCGCAATCACCGAAGAGGCAGAAACAACCGAGGAGGAAGGACCAGACCTGTCTTCTGAAATGACGCCTGATCGCGTGGATCGCCTGATCGAACTGCTGTCCCGCTGATGGCTACCCCAACCGAGCAGCTAACGCTCGCCCAAGTCACCGCACTGGTACGCCTGACGCAGCGTGTCGATGCAATTAACACGATCCACGCAGGCGACGGCCCCCCACACGCCACACTCGGCACCGACGGCGACTGGTACATCAATCTCGACCCGCTCACGATTTACGGCCCCAAAACTGACGACGACTGGGGCGAAGGTTTTGAGCTTGTCACGCGCACACAGGTAAGCGGACTAACCGTTGGCGGGGCACTCCCCGGTGGCGCCGGCACGGCAGCAACGATTGCCATCGGCACCACAACGACAGGCGACGCCGGCACCGAAGCCGCCGTCACAAACGTTGGTACAGAATCCGCCGCCGTTTTCGACTTTGTTATCCCGCGCGGTGCAACAGGCGCGACAGGCTCCACAGGAGCTACCGGACCCGAAGGCCCCCAAGGTCCGCAGGGCGAACAAGGTATCCAGGGATTAACGGGTCCACAGGGCGAAACAGGTGCGCAAGGACCCCAGGGCATCCAAGGTATTCAGGGCGAGCCGGGTCCCCAAGGTGAGCAGGGCCTACAGGGCGAGACAGGCCCCCAAGGCCCACAAGGCGATACAGGTGCCACTGGCGCCCAAGGCCCCCAAGGCGAGCCTGGCACCGCCGCGACCATAACAATCGGCGCCGTCACAACCGGCTCGGCAGGCAGCAATGTCGTGGTCACTAACAGCGGCAGCAGCACAGCAGCGGTCCTCAACTTCACGATCCCCAAAGGCGACCAAGGAGATCCAGCTTCAACTAATGATGGAACGTATTAACTCTTCTCTTGTAAACTAAAAGCGTCCATGTAACACACAACTGTGCCTGAAGAACAGCAAGCACCAGTGACTCCTGTGGAGCCTGTTGCCCCTCAGCCTGTGGCTGAAAGCTCCGATCTGGCCGCCCAACTCGAAGCGCTTCGTGCGAAAAACCAAGAGTTGATCGCCGAACGCCGAAAAGACCGCGAGAACCGCGAAAATCTACAGAAACAAATCGAAGACCTGCGCATCGCACAGGAATCCGCCCAAACAGCAAAGCTAGCCGAGTCAGGCGAGTTCAAAACTCTCTGGGAACAAGCCCAAGAAACAGTCGCCGACCTCAAGCAAAGACTGGCAGCAAAAGAATCCGAAGTGGAACAAATCCGCCAAGGATTTACACAAGAACAAGTGAAATCTGCCGCGATAGCACAACTATCGCAAGCTGGTGCACTGGCACCCGATCAGCTGTATCGTTTACTTCAGGAGAACCTACGCGCTAAAGAAGGACAGCCTGTGGCTGTTGTCGGCGGCGTGGAAGTTCCAGTTGGTGAATACATCGCCAACTTGAAAAACCCCGGCAGCGGTTACGAGCATCATTTTGCAGCTACAAACCGCGCTGGCATGGGTGTTACGGGTAGTGCCCGCAATACCTCCCTCCCCGGCCAAGCCAACCCCTGGTCTAAGGACAGCTGGAACGTCACTCAGCAAATGCTGATGCTGAACAGCGATCCCGACAAAGCCCGGTTGTTGAAAGCTGAAGCCGGCCTCTAGCCCCTGTGGGGCAACCTCCCCAACCTTGACTCCACTGGAGCTACCCAATGTCTGCTTCTAACAGCAACTTCGGGGGAACTTTTCTCTCGAACCTTGTAACTCGTCCCGAGTT